AAAAATTTTTTAATACAGATATTGTGTCTGTGCTTAGGTTCATTTCACATTCTCCTTATCATAGTTTAATAATAGTATAACATAATGTACTGCTTTTAGCAAGTCTGATCTGTTATGACCGTTTTTTTTACCGTACCTACACAAATATTTAATTGCGTTGGCTTGACAAAAATCTTTTCCAATACCTAGTGTTTTAAATAAATCTTGTACTTGAAAACCGTCTTTACCACTGGAATAGTGTTGACCGTATGTTGATTTAATATAATCACCTATTTCTTTTAATATTTCATCTTCGTTGTATTTCATAATGTATTAATATATCACAAGACTTAAAAAAAGTCAAGTCTAGTTTATATCATTAAAATTAAACCAGAAGTTTGTTTTTATCGCACCTTTTGAAGGTGTCATACCAGCACTACCAACACCTGTGTCGGTCATAGTTAAGTCTGATTGTGATAATATTTCTGTTCCAATTGATAATGTAACTGTAACACTGGCTCTACCAGAAGCACCAGGTTTTGGTACCATTGTAATAGTTAATGCTTTATTTCTAATGTCTGATATAAATTTTTTCATATCTTCACTTTGTTTAGATGAAATAACTCTCATATTTTTACCTTCACCTATAGCAGCATAGAAATCATCTTCTCCGTCCATACCAATTTGTTTAATTAAATTATTATTAATTTTTTGTTTGTTCTTTTTGTAGATAGCATTAAACTCATCTACTATAATTTTAGCTGTATTGATTTGTGATTCTTTTGAAACTTTACGACCATAATCTTTGTATTTTTTAAACATCTTTTTTTCTGAAGCATTTAAACTCTTTTTTGCTAAAAATTCTGTTGCTTCTGCTTTTGACATACCATCTTTCATAGCAGCTTTTAACATACTATCAAAAATAATACTTTGTGATTTTTCTAATGCTTTAGAAGTAAAATTTTTATCACCTGTTAAACCAGAAAAGAAACTTATTAAAGTATTGTTGGCTAAATTAATTCTACTTTTTTGATATGCTTTTAATGAAGCGGCTATCTCTGCCACAATTTGATTTTTTGATTTTTTTCTAGCTCTTAATACTATATCTGCTTTACCTTCACCTTTTAAACTATCACCTGTTAGTGTTATATCAAATTGGGTAACTTTTAAATCTGCTGTTTCAATCAACATATCTGAAAATATTTTATCAGCCATCGCTTTACCAGCGTCTTCCATTCTTTGTATTTCAGAACTTAAATTTTTAAAATTTGATAAAGTTTTTAATTTGTTGTTAACAAAGTTTTGTCTGACTTTGTCGAGTGATGAACTGGATGATGAACTAGGTAAATTTAAATTTCGACTTTCAATAAGTTTTGCCAATTCTACACCACAAACATATTCTGAATAATATCCTAGTCGGGATTTACTGTCTTGTCCTACTTCGTTTGCTTCACTTAAACCTGTACTTATTTTCATAGATATAGTTTGTCCAAAACCTAGTTTAGAAGCGATAGCTCTAAAAGCAAATTTAAAAGCATTTACTACTTTATTAAAAGCACCTCTAATAAATGAAATGAACCCACTGAATAATCCTTCTTCTAATTCAGTTATTCTGTCAAATTTTTCGTCTTTTAAATACTGCTTGAAACTAATCATAGCAATATTTATACGACTAGAAATTCATAATTAATAATTCTTCTCCCTTATCGGTACCTACAGATTTACTACTATTTTGTTTATTAAATGATCTGGTTTGCCAACAATAATTGTTTTTAGGAAACCAAGTCTGTAAATCATCAAAGTCATAATAAGAAAGTACAAATTTACCTTTTATGTTTTTTAAAGTGTCTGCTAATTTTTTATGTTCTTCTTTAGGAAAGTCTTTTGTGTAATATGATTCTTTTTCAAAATAAGGTGGGTCACAATAAAACAACGTGTACTTGTCATCATACTTTTTAATAACTTCTTCATATGACAAGTTTTCTACATTGTTAATTGTTTCTAATTTGTATTGCCATTTAGGATTTTCTAACTTCTCAATTAGTTGTGTGTATTTTGATTTATATTTACCTTTTAAATCTACAAATTTTGCTTTGTCAATTGTTAAACCACTAAATGTGTTTAACTCTATGTACATATATTTGGCTGCCGTTTCAATGTCACCTAATTCTATATTGTAATCTAATGGTGTAATTTCTGATTGTATGTTTTCAAATAAGGATCTAACTTGTGGTCTGTATTTTTTAAGAGCTTTTACAAATTCACTTCTTTTATAAACAGCACAATGAAAAACATTTGCTAGATAAACATTATAATCATTATAAACATTTACATCTGAATTAATATTACCTTGAAAGAAAACCCAAAAAGCACCGCCAAAAGGTTCTACATAAGTTTTGTGACTAGGAAAATTATTGGAAATCCAATTTGCTTGAAATTTTTTACCACCGAGATAACTAAACATAATTTATCATTATACAAAAAAAGTGGCGGAAAGTCAAGTCTCCGCCACTTTCTAATTTATATTATTTATTTAATATCAATTGTTCTAGCTTTTTTACTTTCTGGAACAATTTTTTCTAAAGATACCTTCAATAAACCATCTTTTAATTCGGCACCTTTAATCTCAACATCATCAGCTATTGTGAAAGATTTTGAGAAATATCTTTTAGCAATACCTTTGTGTATTACTCCGTCATCCTCTTTATCTTCTTTTTCTTCTTTGATAGATTTGATATTTAAAATACCATCTTCAAAGTCTATAGAGATGTCTTTTTTATTATAACCAGCTAATGCCAATTCTATATCGTAAGTATTTTTACCTGTCTTTACAATATTGTATGGCGGAAAGTTAGGTATAGATACTCTAAAATCGTCTTCAAACATTCTTTCAAAATGATCGAATACGTTATCGAACCCAACTGATACTGGTCTTAATTGATTAAAAATAGAAAGTGCTTTGTTAGTCATATAAACCTCCTTGTTAAAGCAAAGTTATTTTAATTTAAATGAGAACCCACTATTGGCATCCTCACTTTTATTTATATAAGTACGATTTATAGAATTACAACTGGTCAATTCTGTCACACTTATAAACGTGGGATTAACCTTGATCCCACACGTGTTTATTAAGTAACAACCCTTTGGTGATTTGTTTTTGTTTAGGTCAAACCACCAAATATCCTAAAGCGACGCCGACTTTGATTCAGAAATCGGGTTATCGGCTCACCCTTTTTACACTATTAAGGACTTACGGACAGCCTTAACATAAATATATATATAATCAAGTAGCGTAAAAACTTTAAATTCCTTTTAAAGCCATTATTTTTTTCATTTTTTTCTTATGATTAATGATATTACGTTTTTTTGCTTCACGTTTTTTAATAGATGGCTTTTCATAATATTGCCTATCTTTTAATTCACGTAAACGACCGTCTTTTTGTAGTTTCTTTTTTAGAACTCTCATAGCTTGCTCTAAATTATTATTTCTTACTACGACTAACAAAATATTTACCTCCTTAATTTAATTTATTATCACCACGTAAAATAGCACTTACCATAACTCTTTTATAGGCATTTACTAAATCCGTGATAGTACATTTTTTAATGTCGTCTTTAACGGTGGTGGGCACAACCCCACCACCTAGGACTACACTATGAACAGATTTAGATGATTTCGTCTGTTTCGTCTTCATCATCCGACTCACTGTCATTGTCATCCAATTGAGAGTTTACCTCAGCCATTCTTTTTTCTTCTAGTATCTGATCGACACTAGCACCAGAATCAACTTTAGTATATAACTCTACAAATGAATTTTTTGTATCATCATCAAATCTATTAGTACATAACTGAATAGCTTTGACTTTATCACCGAAGATAGCATACGCTTGTGTAATGTGTACTAATCTTCTGGTAGAGATAATCTCATCAACACCGCCGTCAAAATAAGTTCTTCTAATCACGTCTGCCCACGTTACTAACTTATCAACAAATTTAACGTCTGATTTACCAGCGGCTTTTAGAGTATTAACTAATATCTTTTTTTCAACAGACATTGTAGGATATTTCTGTTCAAATGTAACAGGAAATCTTTCTAAAAATGCCTCGTTAAGAATATTAGTACCGATAAACTTACCGTCTTCACTTCCTTGCCCTTTAGTATTGGCAGTAGCAATCACATTAAAGCCATCTTTAGGTTTAACATATTTGTTAATCTTTTTAACAAAGACACCAGAACCTTCTAAGATTGGTTGTAAACACATAATCTTATTAGACGCAAGGTCAATCTCATCAAGGAGAAGAATAGCACCTCTCTCCATAGCTTCGATTACAGGACCATTTTGCCAAACAGTTTGACCGTCTTTAAGTCTGTAACCACCGAGTAAATCGTCCTCGTCAGTTTCAATTGTGATATTAACTCTAATTAATTCTTTTCTATTCTCGGCACAGGCTTGAGTCACACCCATTGTTTTACCGTTACCAGATAGACCTGTAATGAATACAGGATAAAACATACCTGATTTAATAATAGATTTAATATCAGTATAATTACCGAAACTTACAAACACAGGATCTTTTTTAGGAATAATATCGCCTGTTAAAGATGAAACAATGTAAGCAGCTTCAGTTTTAATTTCAGGTTGTTTTTCTACAACCTCTTCCATAGCAGTTGGCTTAGTAGCATCAACAGCATCTGGCATTTTAAAAAGACCTTTTTTAATTTTAAGGTCTTGGTTTGAAACCCACCACTGTGGGAAAGAAACTTTATGTTTCTTTTCAACTTGTACTAGTTGTTTCCTAGTTACCTCGGTAGTATCATTACCAAAAGTTTGATAAACTAGGTCAACAAAGTTTTGTTGTTTATCGTTTAATGATAACATAGTTTTACGTCCTTTCTTAATCATAGTTATAGTACCATTATAAGGGAAAAGTTTTCTAAAGTCAAGCATAAAAAAAGTGTTGATTTTATTGACTTTTTTACACTCATTAGGCAACTTCCTCTATAAATTTGTTTAAAAGCACTCTGGAAGTGATTCTTCCTTTCATATTTTTACTGAATAATTGTT